AGATACTTGATGGTGACTGGAGTTCAGACGTGTGCTCTTCCGATCTCACCGGGTCAACCGTCATCCCCGCTTGTTCCTGCATCGGGACCACTGTTACAGGCGCGTAGTTGTCATGCCGTGGCAGGTTCACGAAATTCAGAGCGGAAAAAACCGGGTTGATCTCTGCCCATTCCGCAGCGTAAGCGGTGGAAATGTGATTCATCACCGCATATGCCGCTGGCGATAGCTTGGACTGGATCTTGTCAATAAACGCCTGATCGTAGTGCCAAGGGCTGGTGAAATTCCCGCTTTCATCCTGATTGCCCATCATGTGCCGCTGACCGTCCTTCTGGTTCCACATTAGCAACGCCGTGATTGCCTCAAATTCCGAAAGCTTGCGCGTCCCGAGATCGAGCGTCTTTTGCGCCATGTTCCACCGCAAAAGCTCCCCTTCGTACCTGCCGCCGCCCAGCCGGGTAAAAACGTCGTCAAGCGCGTCCATCTTTGCTTGGATTCGATCGTCCTTCTGATTCGCGGCCTTTCGTTCGGAATCGGCAATGAATTGCGCCTCGACGCTCGAATCTCCAAAAACCCATTTGGCAACCTGCTCAAAGCTCAGGATAGAAAGAAGGTTGTCGCGCCATCCGGGTTTAAGCCCGTTGTCTGCGATGGCCCTTTCGTCGCGCTGAACCGCTGCTCCTGCACTCCCTGTTGATGCCGCCAGAGCGTCGCGAAGTTGTGCCCAGCGCTCCCGCTGTTCGGCCTTTTTAATTTGGAACCTTAAGTAACCTTGCTCAAAAATGCTCTGAGCGGAGTTGACCGCATCGGCCATGCGGGCCGCGCCCGCGTTCTTCCAATCAGCGACAAGCGAGATCATGCCTGACAATAGCGTCTTGTGCGCCTCCTGGTTGGCCGTGAGCGTCCCCATTGCAATCTCAGCATCGAGCACTGCCGCTTCCACTTGCGCCCGCTCTGGCGTGTATTCCATCGCCTCCCGCACCTTATCAAAAAGCGCGTGAACGTCTTCGCCGAGTTTGCCGACTGGTTTCTTGCCGGGCTCGCTCTTGCGAGGCTTGGCACGATCCAGAATCTTTTCGAACTTTGCAGAATACTCCTTTTTGAGCATCCGTTCCATTTCCTTGTCTAGCATCTTGATCCGCTTGACCATGAAGTCAGTAAGCGCCTTGTCTCCGCTTCCGATATTGGCGAGCGTAGCAAAGCCGCCGACCTTGCCCCGGATTTCTGCCGGAAAGACCGAGAGCAAGGCATTGAGCTCGCCGATGGAGCGTAACAGCTTTTCATGGGTGACTTGCAACTTTGTAGCTCGGTCCAATCCTCCGGCCTTCAATTCTTCGGCGGGTGCGCTTTGGCTGAATTCCATCGCCTCAATGACGGGACGGTTCGCCTCCATGATTGAAAGAAGCTTCTTTTTTGCCCGCTCAAAGATGGCTAGGCGTTTGGCAGGATTTTTGATGGCGCTATCCAGTGCGGACTCAACATTTGATTGGCGCATTGTCGATGCAGACAATTCAAGGTCGCTCGTCGAATCAAAGCGGGTGTCTGTCGATGTCGCTGCTTCTTTGATGAATCTGGTCAGCCCTTCATGCATTCCCTCAAGTTGGTTCGTGAACTCTTGCGTTCCCCATTCACTGTTTCCAACCTTGTCCGCCAGCGAGGCGAACCATTTTGTAACAGCTTCAAGAACCTTTTGGAAAAATCCCTTGTCTGTCTTTTCAAGGGATTTCCAAAACTCAGGATCAGCGAACGCGTCGCCAATCATGTTGTTCGTCAGTTCTGCATTCAATGTTTCTTGACCGGAATACCTTGAACCCTGCAAGTCTTTTGCCCTTTCATTCGCGTTTTCCGCATGTTTGAGAATGAAAGGTTGTAGCCGTTTCCAAATTTCCGGCTGGCCGTGCTGGACAGTATGCCCCCACTCATGGCCAACCAGTCCGAATAGTCCACGGTCGGCGTTGGCGTTGATCCATATTTGATTCGGCATACCGCGAACAACTCCCCCAGCAAGATCATGGGAGACGGCGGTTTTGAAAAAACTTACTTTTCGCCCAGTGATGCGTTCAAAGTTTTGAATGAACTGAAGTCCGGCTTCTGAGGCCGCATCTTGCATCCCACTAACTCCAGATCCCGGCACAACAAGTTTGATTTGAGCGGGGTCTGCTCCTTGAAGACGGGCGGATTCTCGGAAGGTTTCAAGTCGGTCGCGTTCATTCTGAGACAAACTTTGCTCATCCACATCCGAAAACGCAAAGAGATTTTTTACATCTCCAGCCTGTCGGGTTTCTCCAGTGATGATTTCCCGGCCTGTCTTGTCCTGCGCTGCCGCAATCTGCCCTTCGTCCCCTTGCTTGGCCCGCACCCCGGCAATTAGTTCGTTTTGCAGGCCAACGGAGGCAGCGTCCATGTACGCCACTTGCGCCGCCTGCGCGTCTCGCGTCCGGTAGATTTCTTTCCCGCCTGCATCCTTGATAATGAACTCTCGCGCCGGATTGCCTTCGTTGTCCGTCTCTCCGACCACAAGCACGCTTTCCATTGTTGGCGCGTTTGCATCTTCCTGCGCTGTCCTCGATGCCTCCGCCTCGGCCCGCAACTTTTCGAGCCCCGCCGCAATGTCGGCGTCCGTCCGCTCGCCCCACTTCGCGACGATCAACGAATCCCGCGTTTCGGGGTCAGGCTCGGCAGCGATGTCTTTTGCCACCGTTGAAGAAAATCCCGCCTTCTGCAAATTCTCCACGTTGGCCGTGAATTGCTCGCCGCGTTTGATCTCGCGAAATGTTGCGGCCCCGCCGCCGATAAGCGCCATAGGAAGCACGGCAAAGAATGTGTCTGCCCGGGAATTGATGAACCCGCGAAACACCTTTTCGCCGTCAAATTCTGGCATATCCTCGCGCACCGCTGCCGCCACGCTGTCAATGATGACCGGCACGGCGTCTTGCAAGAACTCCTGCGCATTTTGTTCGCCCAGGTTCCCCGCCACGGCCACGCCCACACGGGCAGGAAGCGGAATCCGCACGTCGCCCATGTGTTTGAGCAACGCGCCGGTGACCGGAAGCCGCCCAAAAAGCGCCTTGCTCTGGACCCATTCGACCGGCGCTTGCAACGCCGCCGACACTAGCGCCATGTTTTGCACGGCCCCAATCGGCAGATCCTTGTATTCCAGCCGCATCCGGTCGTATTCGCTGCCGTAGAGAGCCGCGCCCATCAGTGCCGGACCAGCAAACGGGACCGCCGCCGTGACCGTGTAGGGAATTGACCTGGCCGCATTGATGGCCCCGCCGCCGACCGAGTTAATAAACCCGCCCGTCTTGGGGCGGATCGGGTCAACCGCGCCGTCTGCGATGTTTCGCAGTTCGCGCACGATTTCAGCCCGTTTAAGCATGGCCTCCCGGTCCGCAATCATCGCGGCTTTTTCCGGCTCCGTTGCCAGCCGTGCGTTGAATTGCTCCCGCGCAACGGTTTCATCATTGGTCGGGATTCCAAATTCTGGAACTGGCTTCCCGTTTGCCGCACCGACCGTGATGAACAAATTCGGGCGCGACTTGATGCCTTCAATCTGCTCCGCCAAAGCCGTTTCCTGCGCGGCCAGCGTCGTCTTGCCGGTCATGTCGGAAATGCCGCGTCCGAACGACTCGGCCAGCATTTGGAAACCTCCCTTTTGGTCGCGCCCCATCGACTTTGCTGCCAGCGCAATTGATTGATAAATTTTGTCGCGATCTTCGTGAGGCATCGCCGCCATTTGGTCCGCAAGTTGCGTCACCTGTTCGTTGCCCGCTTGTGGTTCCCCGCCAGTCTCGGCACCCGTGAAGGAAGAAAGGATGTCAAAAACCTGCTTTGCTTGTGCCTGATACGGTTCCAGCCCGGCGCGAATGTCGTTGTACGTTTGACCATACGCCCGCAGCATTTCAGCTTCATCGACCCCAGCAAATGCCTCGGCGTTCTTGGCGGTGAATTCCTTCACCCGAGCCGCAGCATGTGCAATTGCCCCGGTCATCAGGTCTTGAAAGGCATTGACAACCGCGTCACCCATCAGCCCCTCGTTTGCATCCTTACGCAACTTTTCGGTTTGAAACTGCTTTTGGATCAAGTCAAAGGTCTGCTTGTCAGTTAGCCCGCGCTGGCCAAAATTCTTTTCCGTCCATTGTTCGCGCTCGGTCGGGTAAAGCGCCCCAATGTCTTCGGCCTTCCGCCCGGTCGTCCAGGCAATGTACTGCCGGTTGGCAATCCTCGCTTTCGATTCTTCGTCATAGGTCTTGCCATCGTCCGGTGTCGTCTTCCACCACGCATCAAAGTTCGTGTACATCTTCTCGAACCCCTGCCGTTGCACCTCCGCTTCCTTCGCCTTTTTATTGTCGGCCCACAGGTCAAGCTCTCGCAGCATTTGCGGCTTTTCGTCTTCGCCCGCAGAGTCCAGCGCGGCCCAATGGGCGGACGCCGTTTCGTCATCGATCAGCAATTCTTGTGTCATGTTATTGAGTCACCACGCCGGAAGCGGGGTCAAGGGACAAGTCCGGTTCAGGCATTTGCAAAGCGTCGTCAATTTCCTTTTGAAGCTCGGCCTGCGTCTTTTTCGGGCCGGTCGCTTCCTTCACCTTCGCCTTCACCGCGTCAGGGTCTGGCGGTTGCACGTCCGGTTTCTCCCACGATGCTTGCCCCCAATCGGTCAGGTCGGGAATCTTGAACCCGCCGCCATTGCCTCCGGTGCCCTTGAAAATCTCACGATCCTGCATGGTCAGCGCGTTGAGCCGGTCAAAAACTTTGTTCACGTCCTGCGCGTCCTCGGGATTCGCCTTGGCCCATTCCTGCATGTTTTGCTGGATGGTCGCGAACTTCCGTGCGGCCTTTTCGCGCAATCCGTCGTCCTCGACCGCCTTGCCTCTCTTTTGGGTCTTCCACTGGCCAAGCATCCCCGAATCAAATCCCCGGTTTAGTTCCTTCATGGCTTCCGCCATTGGGGCAGATCCTTTGACCTTCTTTCCATCAATAAACGATTTGCGTCGTTCGCTCAGATCATCCAGCAATTCTTTCCGATCACCTTCAGGGATTTGGGTCCGAATGAAATCCTTAATGTTTCGGTACTGTTCGTCCTTTACGTCCTTTGATGCGTCGAAAGATTCGATCCCAGTCTGCGCTTTCGCAATGTTCTCAACCCGCCGCGCTTCAAATAATGCCCGACCCTCGGGACTGTTCTCAATTTGGATTGTCAACGAATTCCGCAGTGACAGTTTCTCCCGCTCAGGCAAAACCTTGTAATCCTCTCGCGCTTCCAATTGGTCAACGGTTGTGATCTCGCCAGAAAGTACCGCGTTGTCGATGCCTTGCGCGAATTCGTTTTCCATGTTGCGAGCCGCAGAATTTGCCATGTTGCCAAAGCGCAAAATGTCCTCCGGTTGCATCCAAGGGAAATCCGCGCTGGTCCCCTCGACCGCCGCCTTTTCCATCTCCGCATTGAACGCCATCGGATTTTGACTCATGGCCTTGATTGCGAGGCTATGTTGCTGCTTTTTCTCGGCATCCATCAAGAACCGGTCCGCCTGTTCGGGAGACTGGTGACCGAGCTCGGTCATCCGTTGGTTGACCTCCACGCCCTTGTTGAAGTCGCCAGCGTCGAAAGCTGCAACCCGCTGATTGTCCATCGCCATTCCGTCACGCTCGGCGGATTTCTTCCAGGCACCGTGAGCGATGTTGATCGTCTGCCGTGCGTTGAACTGGATCATTTGCGGCCCGATTCGATCCTTTGCCCACTGCGAAAGCCCGAGTCCTTCGATTTGCTGGGAAACCATCGGTGCGTACTTTTCATTCCACACTTGTGACCATTGGTTTTCCGGCATCTGTGCCGTTTCCTGCGCGTGCGCGGCCCGGGCGGAATCCATTACTGCCTCGGCGCGTGCCATGTCACCGTAATTCTTGGACGCGGCCATGCGCTGGCCAAATTCGTTGATAACTGGGGCAATGCCTGAGATTGCATCTGCGACCTTCCCTATGCCCTCTGCTACTCCATTAAACGCACCACGTGGAAGCGTAGCCTGCTGGGTCGCACGCACGTTCTTCGACATATCGACCATGCCGATGTTTTGCACGCGCTGCATATCGGGAGTGCTGCCGACCCCTGGGGCATTTGGAATTTCGAATAGAGGAATGCGCGGCATATCAATGAATGGCAGTTGCTTTTTTCACAGGTGCGTTTGGATTATATGTGCCACCTGGTGTTGTTGAGCGATTCACGCTAGACATTGAATACGCTGCATTCCCAATGGTGCTGACACCGGACGAAATCCCAGAGATCAGGGAGGCTTGCGCCCCGAGTTGGTAGCCGTAGGCGTCACTTGCCCCCTGCAATTTCGCAAGCTCGGCTTGATTCATCGCGATGCTATAACCCGCCGCCGCCGCCATTGAATCATATTCGCCCTGGGCTTTCGCCATCTCCGCAGAGAGCAAAGAGAAATCAGCGTCAGACCGCTGAAGATCTGCCGCGTATAGGTTGGATGCCCGTTCAATTTCAGCCTGATAAACGGCATCTTGCACCGACAATTCGCCAAGCTCCGCAGACTTCGCCAGCACAATGAGCGGCGACCCCTCGTTGACCACACCGGCGCTAGCATATTTTGCCCGCTGGGTGGCAAGCATGGATTCGTTTTCCATGCGCATCCGTTCCGCCTGTGCCCTCCCTTGCGCCTCCGCTGCCGACGCCTGTTGTTCAAGCGCGGTTGCGTTGTTCATCTGTGCCTGTGCCTGAGCATTTGCAATAGCCGCCTGTTGCTCGGCCTGGTAGGTCGCCATCTGCTGCGCCATCTGCATTTCAACTTGCGCATTCTGCGCCATGATTTGCGCATTATAGTTCGCGACGGCTTGAGCCTGCGAGGCTTGAGCTTGTGCCGAATAATACGACATTCCGGTGCTGACCGCAGTCACGGCCAAGGAAACCGCCGTAACTCCAACCATTGCCCAACTCATTTATGTGCCTCCAAAAGTGGGTTTGTTCTCATTTCGATGATTTTTGCTTCAATCTTTTCCAGATCGGTTTCATCCGTAGCATGGAATGTCGTCCATGTGGTGTCTTCGTGGGCAAACAAAATACGCCGTGTGTCAGGCAGTGTGATGCCGGAATGCGGTGCTCGCAGTCGCACGGTCCCGACTTGTTCAGTCCAAACAGAAATGTCCCCTTGCGAGATGACGTACGGGTGCTCGGTTTTGTGAATCTTGCTCGTTAGCAACGTTTGAGCAGGGATGAAAATTTCTCGGATATACAATCCCGGCGTGAATCGATTAGTGACCGGCATTTCAGCCTCGTCCATCCTCATCATTTCCGCCTCGCAACGGTCAATGAATTCGTCTCCCCGCCTGATGGCTGGTGCAAAGTTTTCCGGCAGCGCGAGAAGTCCAGAAAATGGGGCTTCAACGTCAAACTGTTTGCCGATCTTCTGGGCTTCCTCTCGAAAGAAGTTTGTAATGGAATTGACGCCGGCAGCAACATCAAGCGGGCTAGCGTACGGACTTGTGACAAGGTTTTCCATCTTTGCCACAGAAGAACGATTGTTCACGTAGAACCACGCGCACGCCAGATCCTCGCCATCAAGCTGCGCAAAAACACCAAAAGAAGTCACTGCGTGCTCGTTAATTTGATATTGGCCCGCTGATTTTCTCCAATCATGGACGATTGGAAAATCTTCACTGAGAAACGTGCGAAGTTGGATTGGCTTATTCACCGTAGAAGTCGAGACGAGCCACCAGCGCGATCACACACATGGGCAATGGTTTGTTTTGCCGAATGATAATATCTGCCGCGTCCCGGTAGTTTGCGCCGGTGTAAACCTCCACGTCGCCGGTGAAATCGGGCGGTGCGGAGTCCATCGCGTCCCCGGGCTCGCGAAAATAGAATGTGTCGAACTCGGCACCATCGGTCGAGTATTCGCCGCCAAGGCTTTTGTAGAGACGGGCGACAACCTTGTGTACCCGCCCTTTGCGCCCTTGCGCGGCCCCGTCCTGCAAAGGGATGTCGATCTTCATCGGTTGCAAGAGACTTTCGAATGGCAGGCCAAGCAAAACCTCGCTGGCTGCAAGTTGCAGCGTGACCTCGCCAGCCTCGACCACGCTGTCAGGTTGAACGGCATTGTCCGCATAGACCCCGACCCCTAGCCCCTCAAGATGAGACATTCCGCTAATCGTGCTGTCCGGCGACGTGCTCGAAGTTTTCTTTGCGCAGTCCAAATACCACCAGGCATCCGCGTTTCCTGCTTCAAACTCGGCCCGAAAGTCCACGTTAAAACGCTCAATGTATCGAACATCCTGCCCGGCCACCGTGCGAAGCACACTGAACCAAACTTCATCCGCACCGGATCCACCGTAAATCGTCGCCACGCTTTCAAACGTCCCCTGCGTTTCGTGCCGATGCCATCCGACCACATTCTGGTCGCGTTCGTAAGTCATGCCGATCAACTTGCCCGCGCCGGTGATGCACCAAAAAATTGCGTCCGGTTGTTGCTGAAAAGCCGTTTCAACGATTTCGCCCTCTGTAATGTGATTAGCAAGAATGTTCAGATCCGGCGCAACCCAGCCATCTTTCTCGAAGGAATAGGTCAACTCCCGCACCTTGCGCCCCTGCCGCTGCATGAAAAGCGCCACCTCGTTGACGATCTTGGCTTGGAGATACTTCGAACCGTAAGCGGATTGCCTGCGGGCCTGCACGTTCACAGGTCCAAGCACCTGAGCTTTGTCTGCGCCCGCCAATGTCCATTCGTCGCCAGCCGTGCCAATCAAGAGCGCCCCTGACTGCGAGATAAGCCAGTTGCAAGGGTTGCTCTCGTTTGCCGCCAGAGTGAAGAAGAAAGCGGAATCGTCGTTTACGTCGTATCGGAAGTTCTCGAAATCATCGACAATCGACCCCCACAAGGTCAGCGGTTTCCGGCGTGTCCCACCGTAAACGATCCGTTGATCGTGCAAGCAGACCGTGCGCGGGTACCCCTGCCGTTCAGAAAATGCCCCTTCGGCCCAGATCTTGGTCGCAATCGTGTCGGACAAATCAGTCACTACGTCAGCGGTCACGACGGTTGCAGAGGTGTAGTTTTTGATTTTGACCACACCGTACAGGCGGTTATCGCCAGCCTCCAACCGCGCATTGGGTGAAGCTGCCCCAGCCCCGCCACCATTCCAGCTTAACCGCAAGGCGCAAATCTTATCTTCGTTGCCGGTGGTCGCAACGTTTCGCTCTCCCTGGGATTTGTTTTTGTACGTTCGAATCGTCTCCCAAGAACCTGTTACGCTTTGCCTGCGCTGAATCTTGAGCGTGCCGTCCCAATTCCCGTACGTCGTCAATTCCCAATCGCCTAGCACATAGAGAATGGATGAAGTTCCGGCTCCGGCCCCGAGGGTTTGCTCAATAAATGCCTCTTCCCGGCGATGCGCAATCATCCAGTAGGCATCGACGTGATTTGGTAAGAAAATGTCAGCCGAGGCTGTCAGCGTGATATTGGTCCCGGTGACAGCGCTGGGCGTGATCGTGGTTTCCGTGTCGTTCTCATCGAGGAAGACCGGCCAAATCCAGGGAATCTCCGTGAATGTCCAGCTAGTATCTGAGAGTCGAGAAAGTTTGCGCGGCGTGTATTTCGGATGCGTGAAGTACATAATGTCGTTGACCTGGACATATTGCACTTCGCGCAATTCGCTTTCGAGATAGGGCGTCAGGATCTCCAGCACGGTCCCCGGCGAAGTCTCCACTTGCAGCCCGTTTGAGAAAAAACGGATGTAGCCCTCCCCCATCTCCAGCACAAAATTGGTTGTGGCTGAGAAATTGAATCCCACCAACCGGCATTGCTTGCTCGCGTATTTTGCAGCGGCTAGGAATTCTGTTCCAGGTCGGCGGATGACCGCGCCGTACGGCAGCGTGATGAAATTCTTGAGCGTCTGACAACCGGACTGGTACTTATCCAGTGCCGCCCGGGCGTCCATATATGGAGACAACTCGCCCGCGTTGAAGCTGGGAATAAGTTTCGAGACAGCCATGTTACCCGGTAAAGCGTGCGTTCACCAAATCACTTCCAACCCATTGAAATTTGCGCTTGATGCGATTCTCGAAAGCGTCTGCCCTGCGAGCCTTCGGGCCGGTGATGCGTTCATATTCAGAGATCAAGTCTTGCGACATGCTGGAACTGCCCGTCAGCGGCTTGGCAATCACGCTTGCCAGCTTCACAGCAAGTGCCGTGATGAATATCGAATCAAACAACCCGCCATCAGTGATGCGGGCAATGTATTTTAACTGTGCTTCATCCTCATCCGTGAGGATCTTGCCGCCCTCAACCTCCCACAGTCCGGCCTGCTCGGTTTCCTCGTAGCCGTTAAGCTGAAGCACCCGCAGGCAATCAACCGGAAGTTGATATTGAACCGACCACCCGAAAAGAGGGACTTCAGTCAGCGCCGTGAGGGTCTGCCGGCGGATTGCAAAGTTCCACCGATGCGACCGCAACACTTCATCGCGCACGGTGTCATAGTGGAGCTTGCAAGCCCGAGCTTCCGGTGATGCGTCATCAAGCGAGAGTATCCGCTTGGACCCGATTTTGCCAAGTGCGAGATTTGCAATCGTCGTTTCGTTTGCGGACATGAAAAAAAAATTGGGGCAGACTTTAACCGGTCTGCCAGCGGTTTTGATTTGTTGCCGGATTAGGGCATCAGGTATTGACCCCGAATCACGACTTTCTTTGCTGCCGTGATAGAGCCAGAAGACAGCGCCAGCGTGCCGGTGATCACGTTCGTTGCCGATGTGACGGCATACGGTGCAATCTCGTTCGCGTTGACCCCGGTCACTGAAAGCAACGTGCCAGCCGCAGTGAGTGCGACAGCGGTTGCAGAGTAGCGACCAGCAGAGGTAGAGTCTCCAATCGTGGCGATGGTCGCCCCGGTTCCGCCGATGCCTTCCGATGTGATTCGGAGGGTTTCGACCAAGAGAGTTGCCCCGATTGGCAACTGAACGATGTTGATCGTATCGGCTGCGGCCTCGGTTCCGGTCGTGGTGTAGATCGCTTGAAACTGGCGACGGTCGCCCGTAACCTTGGTTCCATCCACGCGATCCTTGACGTTCAGGGACGCTTGCCCTGTGTAGATGTCAGTATTGAATGAAGGCATTTTATGATTTCCTCAGTTGAATTACAGAACTTCGTCGCAATAGATGCCGACCACTTTGACCTCTTCCGAACGGGTTCCGCCAACGCTCGCCACGGTGCGGATTTGCAGCGCGTGAGATTTGTCAGCCCGAACGTCCATGAGCGTCTTTTTGCCCTTGTCCGCGATCACGACGCCGCTTTTCACGACTGCCGCGATGGTGCGAACTCCGGTCCCCGCAACGTAAGGGAACAACGAAGCCCCCAGGCGCTTGAAGGTGAAACCCATGAAGGAGTTAACTTTGCCCTCGGCCAAAGCCTGAACAGTGTTGTAGTCCTTGCTGGTGACTTCGGTAGCACGGAGCAAGTCTTGAATCTGCTTGGCAGAAACAAAGATTGTCCGCTGTTCTTCCTCGTCCACTTCGGCGTTGTCGAACAGGTATTTAGCCTGCCGCAACTTGCCAACGGTCAGACCGCTGTTCGCAGTAGAACCGGTTTCCACGAAATCAACGGCGATCAATTGACCGCTTGGCAACGTGGTCGCCGTGGTTCCCGTTTCGCCGGTGTAAGCGGTCCCAAGCGCAGCATCGATGATGGTCTTATCGACCAGGCGACCGTATGCCATGCCGTGAGCCTGCACGGTTTGCGAGCTTGGAAGGACGACCGATCCAAGGAACTCTTCATCCCACTCATCAAAGAGGGATGCGAGGTCATGCGGATAAGGACGCAACCAGCGTTTTTCAAGGTTCGTATCAGTGATGCGAGTCTCACCAGCGCGAAGAGTGACGCGCTGCATTTCGAGACTGCCCATTTGGTTGAAAGATTTCTCTTTCCCGTTCACAGTGTCAACGGTCACGCATTCGCGAGCCTTCGACATTTTTTGCTGTGCGAGGTGAGTCCAGTTCGTGTCGAACTCGGTCACAAAGTGCAGCGGAATTTCAGTCATTGCAGACATTTGAGTATTTTCCTTTTGGTTTGATTTTTTGGTTAGCTACTGCCCCGAGTCCTGCCGGATTGTCGCTTGCGCGGTCCCGGTCTTGGGATGCTTGGGGCAGGCTCCAAAAGGAGTTGTCTGCCGGACGCTGATTACCCGCTTACACAATTAGCCGGTGTCAGTCAAAACAAATCGCAAAAAAATACGGGCCGTCAGGTTTTTCCTGCCGGCCCGCTTCGCGAGTGCTTGAGGCTAACCCCGCACCATCAAGCCCCGCACAAGACTGACTGTCTCAGGATCTCCTTCCTGATATTTCGCGTAGAGAGGATTCGACGGGTTGGTCTGGATGTCGCGAGCCCTTGCCCCTCCCGCACCCGAACCGCTAGAATTGTTAGCCGCAACAAGCTTGTCTTCGCTCAACATATTGGTGAGACGGACAAATGCCTTCACCACATTAGGATCGCCAAAGCCTGGAGAGTTGGAATCAATCCCGGCAAGTTTCGCCGCGACCTGGGCGCGTCCGATGTTCTTGTCAAAGTCTGTTCCCCATTCCTTTTGCAGCGCGGCCTTTCCTTCCTCACGTTTTGCGTGAACCATGTTGGCAAGCGTGCTCGCCTCCATCTCCCGCATCTTCGCTTGAATCCCGGCAAGTTCCTTCATCGCCGCAGGTGGGATGTTGTGCTTGTGTGCCACTGCCGCAAATGCCTTCGCATTGTCAGGGTTCCAGGTCATGCCCTCGGGCATTTCTTCCGGCTTGAAGTCGTAGGCTTCCACCGTGTCAGGCACGCCGACAGCTTTACGGTAGGCGGCAACTTCTTCCGGCGTGCTTTTCTCGGTCGGAATAACGACCCCTTGCGGACGTGCTCCGATGGTCTTCTCAAGGTTGTGGTAGGATTTGGCAAGGTCCTTGACCGTCTTGAACTTCGTCAGGCTTGCCCCTGCGTCTTTCAGATCGTCAGGCAAGCGCGATGTCCAGCCCTCAGAAAATGACCCGTCAGCACTGACAAAAGAAGGTTGCTCCGGTGGCGGCGTCCCTTCGCTAACTGATGCTGGCGCGTCAGGAATGATGGAATCGCCGCCACTACCGCCCCCCTCGCCGCCCTCGGCATTCCAAAGAAAGAAATGTTTCAGCCTCATACTTCGAGATACTCAGGCCAAAGTTCGAATTTTTTTGCGGCATGGTCAGGATAGTATTCCCGCAGCCAGCGTACGTACTCCGGCGTCTTGTCCCCAGCTTCCGGCGTGCGGCCCGGTGCGGGAGGAACCTCAACAACGACGTGCATTTTGATTTTTGCTGGTTCCTTGTCCTCGATAGGCTCAAACGGACTCAGCATCCGGTTCACCTTCTCCACCGTCTTGTAGTGCACTCCTTCGCCGTGGATAAACTCGCCATTGGCAATCCTCCCGATATCCTCCCCGTCCCGAAAGACGTTTTCTCCGATGATTTCAATCATGTTCTTATTGTGGTTTTTGGCTTGTCAAAATTGGCGTCCCCTTCGCAAGAGGCTTCCAGCTTGGCGTTTACGTGCCGCAGGATGTCCTGCTGGCCGTCGCGCTTGGCCGCATGGATTGAATCATACCCCATCGACCCACGCCCACGATCCAGCGGAATAAATACTGGCCGGTCCATGCCGAAAACATGGTTCAGGTCGTCAAGGATTGTCTTGCCGTCATCAGATTGAAAAATGCGGTGATAAGCGTTGACGATCCGTTGCCGGGACCGCGCGCGTTCGAGTTGGTCAGTTTCAGCCATAAAATCAAGCGTCTCCCATTTGCTTAGCGAGCAGTGCCCCGGCAAGGCTGTCTTGCTTCACCCCTCCGACCTTTGCCAATGCGCCCGCCGCTTCCATCGCTTGCGCCTGCTTGGCCTGCTGGGCTTGTGCTTCCGCTCGGGCCTGCCGCAACTTGCCGACCATCTCAGAATCAACCAGCCAGCGGGCAGGCATCCCGTCGTTTCGAGAAACGTCGCGAATGATTACGTCCATGTTGAAATTGTCGAGGATGTCCGGCTTGACTGGCACCAGGGGCAAGGCCATCTCCATCATCCGGCCAAAGCTATTGTTTTCCAGCGCCTTGATCGCCAAGGCGATACGTGAAGAAAACGAAACCTCTGGTTCTGGCAGAAAGGCCCCCTGCGCGTCTTGAATGATTAACTCCCTTGGAGGTGGCGGGAAAGCTCCCGACCGGGACAGCAGAGAGAACACCCGGCGAAGCAGTGGTGTGAAAAGCTCGGTCGTCATGCGGGCAAACGTAGGCGAGAACTGAATCAACTTCTCACTCGACCTCTCGCTGACCTCCCGGGCAGTCATCTGCTTTTGAAGCTGAGTGAACATCTGGAAAAGATCCACGTGGAAGGCGTCATTGATAGCCTGTCGGCGTTGATTGGCACGCTCTAGCCCGACATCATACCGGCCTGACGTTGCCCATTCTTTCGGGATGGCATTCGGGTTGCCAGGGTCGAAATACGTCACGCCCGCAGCACGGAAATCAACTTCACCTTCGTGCGTGTCAGGGATAAGGAAGCGAGGGAACGCCGCAAGCTCGGCCAGCGCGTCCATCTGCTTTTCAAGAAAATTCAATTGCCGGGACTCTGGAAGTGCCATCCATGACGGACTCCACCCGTAAGCGTGCTCTGATGTCCATTTGAGGAAGCGCGTTGCAAAGAAAGGTTGTTCATCATACCCGCCCAGCCTGCAAACGTGCTTGCCCGCGATTTCGACATAGATCGAAGCAATTGGCTTGTTCTCAGGGTCGCGCTTGCCTTCCTCTATTTCCTCGGGAAGCCTTGGCAAAATTTGGTGGATGAATTTGAACTTTTGTTCCTTGGCCGCGTCGTCCTTGCCATTGAAAATCGTTTGCAGCTTGCCGGACAAATTATCTTCTCCAAACATCTGCGAGGCCTGCCGCACGCTCAATTCAAACTCTCTCGAAAGCGTGTCAACGTAGCCCTCCGAATCTTCGAGGATGGAGAACGTGCCGACATCGAATTTACGGAAATGAATAGGAAACCGTTTGCCGGGCTCGGCATAAAGAACCGCAGTCCCAAAACATCCACGATCAAGGTAAAGTTCATGAATCTCGGAATAAAAATTTGATCTCGAAAGCTCGATAGCAGCAACTTCCGTGCATTGCTTGTAGTAGGTTTCGACCGCATCAATCCCTCGCAGGGCAGCGGGAGGATCAAACGAAAACCAACGAGCCTCTGCCGGTGTCATCCATGCCAGTTGCCCGTTTGCAAGCACCATATTTGCACGGATGGCCGTCCCGTCAAAAAGCGCATCCTGTCTTGCCGTGCTCGGTGAATGCGTGGAATTTGTGATTTCCCCCTTGCGAGGCATGACATAAGCCGCGACATCATTCCAAAACGAATCCCACGGCGCCCGCTCGGCGCTTAGAGAGTTGTGGAGCTTAATTGCCCGCTCGGCAATGTCAGTCCTGGACTTCATCCAAGCAACGAACCACTGCCGCCCGTTGCTGAAGATTGATACCCACCCGTCTCGCCCGCAATAAGGGATTTACTCATGCCCCGGCGCTTGGACTGGTCCCGGCGTTGCTGGTCGCTGGCCTCCTGCAATTCGAGTTTGCTGGTCGAAGGCGGAGGGATGGGAGGCGGTGGAGGCGGTGGAGCCTCAGGCGTCACCACGGGAGGTGGCGGAGGCAGCGGGACAGGCTCAGGTGGAGGAGGGACAGCTGGCGCGGAAGGTGCAGAAAAAAAAGCGACAACCGTTTTCAGCCGGTGATTGAAGATCGGGTCAGAGTGTAGCATACGCGATTAAAATGTTCTGTTCGATACCATCGGAGAGATTTTCCCCTCCTTTGCCAACCGACCCAAGTAAGGGGAAACGGTGCAAGTGTCAAGAGTTTTGACTGACACCCTGCGAACGCATAGCAAAGCCATGCGTTTTGATTGACCACCGGAAAAGAATGCCAAGGATCAACAATCAATGCAGGGTCCGCGTAGCGATCCACTGCCCGGCCCATCAAGAAATGTTCCGGCGTGCTCACGACATAGCCAGTCTCAATGTGTGCGCAAATGTCCTCGTCAAACGTCCGAGAACATTCGAATTGCCCGTAGAGCGCAGCCACCTGGTCAAATGGCATCATCTAATCACCCTCACCCGTTCACGCTCTCCAAAGTATTCAGCAACCAAATCTCGAGGCTGTTCTCGAGATTCACCACGAATGCCAGTCCTCACCGTCACGCGCCTTGCCGTCTTTGCAATCGTGCTGCCGCCCTGGATCATGCCCGCCATCTCAGCCTCGGCAATCATGCGGGCAGCGTCCGCACAATGACTTGACCAATCATGCACCGGGGAATCGCTGGCAATGCCTCCCGAGGATGTTCGCTTCGTGTGATAGTTGCTCAAGGCTTCGATCCCTCGCTCGCAATTGGGAATTCGAAACGACATTCGAGGCATGATTTGCCGCAGGCGGTTGACCCCTATCCAGACATCGGACGTTTGGGGAATGATTCGAGAATTAACCAGACCGACGCTCGCTAGCTCGGCCTGGAATGTTCGACCGCTTTTTTGGGTAGCTGCCGCATCGTGTGGCAGGTAGTGGCAACCGAGCAAATACCCCTTGCCCATAATGCGTGCAACGCGCTGGACCGGCGTCAGATCGAGCTCACAGTCGCAATCAATGATCCTGATCTCGTTGGCGATAAATTGAACAAACCACGTGACCGTGTTGACCGGCGAACCAAGATCCCAAAACGTATGCACAAGCGCCGAGGTATCCACCGGGCCGGGGCAAATAGCGCCTTGCCCTCGTAGCCGGTCAATCAGGTCCGCGTAGATTGCGCCCTCGATTGGTGCGCGGAAACACTCGTCAATCGTCGTCGGGAACTCGCGAAATATGAAAATCCCAAGGGTAGCTTTGCGCCGTGCATACCAGCATTTCTGCCCGTCTGTGAATTTCACAGAAATTTCCTCCTCTTTCTCGCCCAGGTATTTGAGCGATTCTGCGTCAATCTGTGAAATTTCACCGACCTCCGTGTAGGTCGGGTCAGTCCACCAAGGAAAAAAGAAAAGATGCCAGTCGTTTTTTCCGCGTTGCTCGGCAGGCATCTCGAGAGCGCTCTTCACCAGCGTCCAAAGGTGACCCCCGCGCCCGCCCTTCCATGTCGTTTCGATTACCGTCGCACCATGCTCAGCAGATGGTAGCGCGCCTGTCAGAATTTCCTCAGACCGTCGAGGGTCATCCGCCTGGATGACTCCCCACTCAGAGATGTGCAGCAATTGGTTGGTTCCTCCGCGTGCATTTTTGCCTGCATAGATGGAGGATTTTGCGTCATTCGATTTGGATGAAATCTCAAAACTTGAATCGTTCGCCCTGGTGATGACAAATAAATCGCGCAGGCCAGCGGGCAGGCGGTCGAATGCGACGCGAACGATGTTGACCAATTTTTTTGTGGCATCATCTTGAGTCTGATCCACAATGCTGCATTGCACCCCCTCGTAGAAAATGGCCTCATCGGTCGCAAAAATATCAATGGCGGTTGACATCCCTAGACGCCGCGCTTTCAGGACGATGATTTTACGCACTCCTGACAGCAACGCATCAAAAAGCTCGACCTGTTCGGGCCGTGGCGCGAACGGGATAATTTGTCCGGTCTCGGCGTCTTTTATCGAATAGAGATTCAGGAGCCGCCATCGGCGGTCGCGCAAGCATTGCTCGATTTGTGCGGGCGTCATCGTCTCGCGCGGATCGCATCAACGATACTCTGCAGCGCATCGCCGCCCAGGTTGACCCTCTCTGCCTCGTTCCACCCGCAGGTTTTTGCCAGCATCTCTCCCGCTTTGAGCTGGTCCGGGCGCATTACTCGCCGGCCGAGGAAAACAGACGATAATCGCGAAACATAATCTCCACGCTGAATAGCCAAAATTGCCTCATTTTCGGCCCGGAGCTCGGAAATGCGGGCTACGGTCGCATCTTTCCCCATCAATCGCGGTCCATTTACATCGGCGTCTTTTCCTGCATAGCCTGCCTCCCGGTAAGCGGCTGTCGCCGAAGCACCTGCCGCAACAATTTGAGCGAATTTTTCGTGTCTGACATTTTTCAGGGCAGGCATACATTCAGTCAGGCACAACTGGAGAAAAAAAACCAGCTATAATTGCGCCCTCCCACAATCGAGGATCCAGAGCGCATCAGCCTGGTTGTCGTCGATTATCGCCTGATCCGGCCAGCGAGCCACCGCAGAGGCCACCATGGCCGTTTTGTCCGCGTTGCCCCTGCCGGTCGCCCTCTTTTTGATCGTGCCGACCGGTATCCCAGCATACGGGATGCTGCGAGCCTCGCATTCGGCCTGCATGATTGCCAGTAGCCCGCCGTGGATGTGAGCACTGTCGGTCGATAGGTGCCGCCTGACCTCTTCGTAATAAATGGCCTCGGGTTTCTCGCTCTCTAGCATATCGCGCAGCCAGCGGCGAAATCTGAGGAATCGCATCCCCCCGCCTTCGTATCGGCTGCCCTTGAAGCTGACCGTGCCGCTGGTGATGATATTGCATGATGCGATGGCCCAGCCGGTTGTTGTGGCGAGGTCCAGGGCGAGAATTGTTGTCGTGGTGTTCATTTTGATCGATTGCATTTTAGGTAGAGGGGTTCGTTTTTTATGGGTGTCTTTTTTTGACCAACTTCGGAAACTTCGGTTTTGCGGGAATTTTCAGCAACCCTTCCTAGAGAGGCAAAAATATAAAATACCTCACCCGGTAAAGATAGGGAAAACGACCTTTATTTCCGAAGTTTCCGAAGCCTTTGCAGTTTTTGTTTGTTTTTTTGAGTGTTCAAAAAACAAGATTCCGAAAAAAAGCCCTTATTTCCGAAGTTTCCGAAGTTTTCGCAGCCTTCGGAAACTTCGGAAAAAAAAACATCTTATCTCGCTAGAGCCTAAAAGTCGGATTATTTGTGTTTCTCGGTTTTGCCCCTCTGCAAAAAAAAATGAGAATCTCGTAAACCGAACGCTCCACATCAGGCAACGCCGAGCGATGGACGCCCGATTGCATGACAGATGAACTTCGAGCCATTGCCTGCATGTGATGGTTCTCTGACGTTGGTCACAGACCCCCGAAGGAATGTCACAAAAAGTTACTTTCTGCTATTGACTACCTCGTAACCTTGGGTTACTGTCTGCTCGTATGAAAATAATGACCCTCACCGAAGCCGAAGTAAACGAACTGCGCTTCATGCTCGCCAACCTCAACAGTCCCTCGAAGGCTCAAGCCGCCGAGTTGGTCAGCGAGTGGAGAGTGAAGCTGAACGCAGCCCTGAAAATCTGGCGCCCACAATCAGCACCAACCGTGAACGTCAACTAATGACCGTCGCCGAATACAAGGCAACGAGGGAGCGGCTGGGGATGACCCAGGCCGCTCTTGCCGTTGCGCTGGACGTGTCGCGCAAGGCGATCAACGAACGCGAGGCAGGAGGCACCATCACGCGAGAGGCTGCGATGGCCTTGGAGCTTCTGGAACTCCGCAGGACGAGACGTGTCCGCAAGTCAGAGAACGAAAAGCTGAGCCACACCGCCCCGACCACGACGCCATGACCACGGAAACCACAATGCCGCCAGTGACTACCGCCGAAGCCAAAGACGGGTGGGATCTATGGGCGTATGAGGAAAACACGCCGGACGGCGACGACGCCGAAGGCATGGCCCTGATCGTGGAACCACTGAGGGCGAAGTATAATTTGTCGAACGTAGAAGTCAGCGACCGCGCCGGGGACGGTGCTCGCTCGTAAGATGGACACTCAAATTACATGCAACGGTGGAGCGGACAGCGGGGGCGCGGTTCGCTGCACTGATTTGTTAGCCCACATTGTCGTGAACTCAATCCCGGCAAAGGAGGCTGAACCGTGGCTACTGGCGAGGCACTACGCGAAACGGATGTGTCCAATCTCCTACGCCTTCGGCGCGTGGCGTGGCGCAATCCTCGTCGGCGTGGTGACGTATGGAACGCCAGCAAGTGCGCCGCTCCGTGGTGGCGTATGCGGCGACGAATGGGCGGACAAGGTGCTAGAACTGAATCGGCTGTGCTGCGAGAACTCCAAGAACGTGGCAAGCACGCTGGTAGGCCGCTCGCTCCGGCTGCTGCCGAAACCGTCCGTGGTGGTGAGCTACGCCGACACCGCGCAAGGTCACGTCGGCTACATCTACCAAGCGACAAACTTCCTCTACACCGGACTGTCTGCGAAACGCACTGACTGGAAAATCAAAGGCCGCGAACACCTGCACGGCGCGACCGTGGCCGACGAAAGCCGAGTCCAAG